GCCGTAACTGGTACGCTTGCCAATACGGTGACGTTCCCGGTTTACAACCTAACTTTTAGCGTTGCATAACGTGAAGAAAAATGTGTCTTTATCTGTTGGGCGCGGCGAGAAGTTGCCGGTCAGCAAGGGTGCAGGGTTGACTGAGAAGGGGCGCGAGAAGTACAACGCAGCCACCGGAAGCAACTTGAAAGCGCCTGCGCCCAATCCCAAGACCAAAGCAGATGAGGGTCGCAAGGCGTCATTTTGCGCCCGCATGGGTGGCGTAGCGGCTAAAGCCGAGAACGCCGAACGCGCCAAGGCGGCGCTTAAACGATGGAAGTGCTAATCATGCATAAGAAGCCTGGACTTTACGCAAACATCAACGCCAAGCAAGAACGCATTAAGGCTGGCTCCGGCGAGAAGATGCGCCCTGTGGGCGCAAAAGGCGCGCCTACTGCCAAGGACTTCAAAGACTCGGCCAAGACGGCCAAGAAAAAGTAAATGGCATACAACGGCGATGTAAAAGCCGCTGGCGCAGTAGCCAGCGGGGACGGCAAGAAGGAAACTCTTGACGTAATGCGTAGCCGTTTCACTATGGCTGTCTCGGCCTACGGTGAGTCGCGCGAAGATGAGTTGGACGATCTGCGGTTCCTCGCAGCGTCCCCAGACAATCAATGGCAATGGCCCGCTGACGTTTTGGCAACTCGCGGCTCAATGCAGGGGCAGACGATCAACGCACGCCCGTGCCTGACGATCAACAAACTGCCGCAACACGTTAAGCAAGTCACCAACGACCAGCGCCAGAACCGGCCATCAGGCAAGGTCATCCCTGCGGATGACAAAGCCGACGTTGAGGTTGCCGAAATCTATGAAGGCATCGTGCGGCACATCGAGTACATCTCGGATGCCGACGTAGCCTACGACACCGCCTGCGACAACCAAGTCACCTACGGCGAAGGGTACATCCGTTTGGCAACGGAGTATTGCCGCGACGACAGTTTCGACCAAGACATCCGCATTTGCCGGATTCGGAACTCTTTTTCGGTCTACATGGATCCAACGATTGAAGACCCGTGCGGCGCAGACGCTGAGTGGTGCTTCATCACAGAAGACATGACTTGCGAGGAGTACGAGCGCCAGTTTCCCGGCGCGCAGCCTGTTTCAACGCTGATGTCTCGCGGAATTGGCGATCAGTCGATGTCGCAATGGATTAGCGAGAACACAGTTCGCATTGCTGAGTACTTCCACGTTGAGCATAAGAAGCAGACGTTGAACCTGTACCAAGGCAACATCTCTGTTTTTGAGAATTCGCCAGAAGATCGCCAAATGAAGATGATGGGCATGGCCCCCATCAAGTCTCGGCAGGCCGATCGCAAGGTCATCAAGTGGTGCAAGACCAATGGCTTCGAGATGCTCGAAGAACAAGTGTGGCCTGGCAAGTGTATTCCGGTCATTCGCGTGGTTGGCAACGAATTTGAGGTTGATGGGCGTCTGTATGTGAGCGGATTGGTCAGAAATGCCAAGGACGCACAGCGGATGTACAACTATTGGGTCAGCCAAGAGGCAGAAATGCTTGCTTTGGCCCCAAAAGCGCCGTTTATTGGCTACGGCGGGCAGTTTGAGGGGTACGAAACCCAATGGAAGACCGCAAATACGACAAATTGGCCGTATTTAGAGGTAAATCCCGACGTAACTGACGGCCAAGGCGCTACTTTGCCGCTTCCGCAGCGTGCCCAGCCGCCTATGGCGTCGTCTGGACTGTTGCAGGCCAAGGCAGGCGCGTCAGACGACATTAAATCGACCACCGGCCAGTACGATTCGAGCCTTGGAGCCACCAGCAACGAGCGTTCGGGCAAGGCTATTCTGGCTCGGGAGCGGCAGGGAGATACCGGGACGTACCACTTTGTTGACAATCTGGCGCGGGCTATTCGGTACGTCACTCGGCAAGTTATCGACCTGATTCCCAAGATTTACGACACAGAACGCATCGCCCGCATCATCGGGGTAGACGGCGAAACTGGAATGGCAAAGATCAACCCGAATCAGCCAGAACCTGTCAAGCGAATCGTCGATGAAAACGGCATTGTGATCGAGAAAATCTACAACCCCGGCGTCGGAACATACGACGTTTGCGTAACCACCGGCCCATCGTACATGACTAAGCGTCAGGAGTCGATGGAGGCTATGAGCCAACTGTTGCAGGGCAACCCGCAACTGTGGGCCGTTGCAGGCGACTTGTTCATCAAGAACATGGATTGGCCAGGCGCGCAAGAGATGGCGAAACGGTTTGCCAAGACCATTGATCCAAAACTGTTGTCTGACGCTGATGATGATCCGGCACTTGCCGCCGCCCAGCAGCAGATCGAGGCAATGCAGCAGGAAATGGAGCAAATGAGCAATGCTTTGATGAGTGTGCAGGACAGCATGGATGCCAAGACCATCAAGGTCAAGGAGTTTGAGGCGACAGTCAAAGCGTTTGACGCCGAAACAAAGCGCCTTGCGATGGTGCAGGCATCCATGTCGCCAGACCAGATTCAAGACATCGTGCTGGGCACAATCCACGGCATGATTACGTCAGGCGACCTGATTAACGAGATGCCTGGGCAGGACGAAGACATAGCCGCTGAGATGCCAATGGAAGACATGGAGCAGCAGATGCCTATGGAAGACATGGAGCAGATGCCTATGGAACAAGAAATGCCGCCAGAGCAGATGGAGATGCCGCAATGAACGCCTGTCAGTTCGTTGGCCTGCTGTTTCTTAGCCGAGATGTAGCGCACAGCGTACACCTCAACACCCGCTCGTTCAGCAAGCATATGGCGCTGAACACGTTCTACGATGAAATCATTGACCTAGCCGACTCGTTTGCAGAAGCGTACTCCGGCAGGCACGGCTTGCTTGGGCAGATTTGTGTTCCGGCCAACAAAAAAACCGCGAACATTATAGATTTTCTGCAAAGCCAACTCGATGAGATAGAAAAAAAGCGGTACGAAGTCTGCGACAAATCAGACACCGCAATCCAAAACATCATCGATGAGATCGTTGCTTTGTACCTGTCCACCCTGTACAAACTGAGGTTCTTGGCATGACCATCGCACTCAACACCACGCTGCGCAATGACCGCGCTGATGAAATTACCGCCTTTACCGGCGCAAGCGCCAAACTGCGGTTTTACACCGCCGCCTACGCTACACAATTGGCTGAGTGCATTTGCGATGCAACTGCGTTTGCTCCCGCCGCCTCCGGTGGAATTCTTACGTTGAACGCGATCTCTCCGGGGGTGGCTACTGGCGTGGGGACTGCTGCTGCTGCCCGCATCTACAAGTCAGACGGCACAACGCTGGTCATCAACGGTTTGACGGTTGGAATTACCGCCAGCAACATCAACATTACCAACACCACGTTTGGCATCGGCGACACGGTTACCGTGACATCTGCCACCATCACCGAGGGCAATGCGTAATTGGCACTTGGCACTCCAGTAGCAGGCGCAACGTTTTATAGAGCGGGCGGCACTTTTGTTCAGCCTGTGTACCCTACGGGGATACTGTCAACAGACGTTGTTTTGCTGTTTCTCGGCCAAAAGCCAAGCACGGCTAACGGCGGCACGGCCACCACGCCAACGGGTTGGACGTTGCAAGATGAGTTACTTGCGGCAGGCGGTTATGGGGCCACGTTAGGTGCAGATGAAGGCAACACAAACCTGCGGGTGTATTCGTGGGACACGCCGGTCACCGGACAAACCGGCGTTCAACAAGTTTCGATTGGCGGCAACAACGTCACTTGGGCGTTTATCGTTCGCATCCCAACGGGCGGCGGCGCTCTTAGTTATGGATCGGCAGTCGGCCAGCAAGACACGACGCCAACGTCGCCAATGTCGATTGCGCTGACCAACGGCGCAACGGCAACAGATTTTGCAACGGGGGACATGGCTATTTGGGCAATGTGCATCCCGACAGCCGTTACCACGCCCGCACAGTTTTCAGCACAAGCGGTTACGGCCACGAGCGCGGTGTTTGCCACAGCCGTTGAAATTAACGAACCAGACAGCACGGGAGGCAACGACATTGGCGGCTACAGCGCCTATGCTGTTGTTAACAGCGGTTCTAGTACAACAGCCCCAATAGTTGTCACCGACGTCGCAGGCACGCTTACCAACGTTCGCGGCCCCGTGGTGTTGCTGCGTGTTAGAGAAGCGGCTGCAATTACTGGCACAATTGATTTTTTGCTGGATGACATCAATGTCGTTATGATAGCGACTAACACGCCAGCGCCACCAATCACCGGGTTTCTTGAAACGCTCATCGTTTTGAGAACATTTACAGATAGAAAGAGGTGTTAAATGTCGATCAATCTTAAAGCAATCACAAGTGTTCTTGGCTATCAGCAGATCACCACATTGACCGCCGCTACGGCCCTTACCGTGCCGATTCGTGATGTAAACGGTTTGTCTTGCCAGCCAGCCATTGCCATCATCACCCCCGAAACACAGGGGGTGCGCTGGCGTGACGATGGTGTAGCGCCTACCTCCTCAGTCGGTATGCCGTTGGCGGCAGGCGTGACGTTGCAGTATGATGGCGACATTACAAAGATTCGCTTTATCGAGCAGTCTGCCAGCGCCAAGTTGAACATCACCTACTACGCATGACATCATGAACATCAGCAACGATACTCCCGGCACAGACTATCTGACGTATTTTACGACGCAGATGCCCAAGGATTTGGCGGCTATGGCTGCGCTGCGTGACGAACTTGCCGTTCGCCAAGGCGCGTTGTCGGCGGCTGAAGACACAGTCAAACTAAAGGCGCAAGCCGCTGCTGCGCTGGAGTCGGCTACCGCTGAAGCGGCTGCGATGAGGGCTGAAGCAAAGGTGTATGTGCAGGAAGCCAAGGCTCAAAAAGCCGCTGCTGACAAGCGCGAGACAGACCTTAACGCCCGCGACGACAAGATGGTGGAAATGTTTGCCGCCCGTGAAAAAGCGTTGAGCGTCAAGGAAGTGCAAGTGCAGTCGCAGATGAACGCCTTGGATGCCAAGGACGCTCGATTGTTTGCTGACCAAGCACAACTGGAATCCGATCGCGTTGCGCTAGACGCCCGTGTGAAAGCGTTCCAAGACAAAGTTGCATCGATTAACGTGTAACCGTACTGGTGAGGTTCACCAGGGAATCCATAGGATTCACTCATGTCAGAAGAAGTTGTCCCAGAAGTAGTAGTAGCGGAGACACCCGCGCCGGAACAGGTTGCCACGGCAGCGCCTGAGACTGAAGTAGACACGCCGGAAGTCAAGACCTTCTCACAAGAAGAACTTGATGCCGCAATTGGCAAACGCCTTGCGAGAGAACAGAGGAAGTGGGAAAGAGAACGCCAGCAGGCCGCGCCGGTTATTCCGGCTGAAGTGCCCTCTGTGGATCAGTATGAAACGGTTGAAGAATATGCCGAGGCATTGGCAGAACGCAAAGCCGCAGAATTGGTTCAAAAGCGGGCGCTGCAACAGCAGCAGGCTGAAATTCTTGAAACCTATCACGACAAAGAGGAAGAGGCGCGGAACAAGTACGATGACTTTGAACAAGTCGCGTACAACCCTAACCTCCGAATCACAGACGCGATGGCGCAGACGATTCAAGCATCAGACAACGGGCCTGATGTAGCGTATTTTTTGGGTTCAAACCCAAAGGAAGCAGATCGTATTTCCCGTTTGTCTCCGCTTTTGCAAGCGCGAGAGATTGGCAAATTGGAAGCAAAACTTGCTTCTGACCCGCCTGTCAAGAAGGTTTCGAGCGCGCCAGCCCCAATCACCCCCATCAGGGGTGGCAAGGTGAACGCACCCGCCGTGTACGACACGACCGATCCCCGGTCAATCAAGTCGATGAGTACGTCTGAATGGATTGCTGCGGAACGTCTGCGGCAGATCAAGAAGATGGAAGCATCAAACAAGTTCCGCTAACTTCTAAGGAAATTTCTCCATGAGTAATTCGATTCTTACAATCGACATGATCACGCGCAAGTCGCTTGAGATTCTCGAAAACAACCTTGTCCTGACCCGTAACGTCAACCGCCAGTACGACGACTCGTTTGCCGTTGAAGGCGCGAAGATCGGTTCGACCCTGCGTATCCGTTTGCCTGACCGCGCGCTGGTAACGGACGGTGCTGCCCTGCAAGTGCAGGACGACAACGAGCAGTTCACCACCCTGACCGTTGCTTCGCAGAAGCACATCGGTGTCAACTTCACCTCTGCTGAACTGACCATGCAGTTGGATGACTTTGCAGAACGTGTTCTCAAGCCTCGTATCTCGCAGTTGGCATCGTCTATCGACGCTGACGTTGCGAACTCCTACAAGTCGATCTATTCGGCTGTTGGAACCCCAGGTACGACTCCAGGCACTTCGCTGGTCATGCTGCAAGCCCAGCAAAAACTCAACGAGTTTGCTGCGCCGATGAACGAGCGTTTCTTGACTTGCAACCCTGCCGCTAACGCTGCTCTGGTCGAAGGCATGAAGGGTTTCTTCAACCCAACGTCTACCATCAGCAAGCAGTTTGCTTCCGGCATGATGGGCACGGGCGTTCTGGGCTACGACGAAGTCAATATGTCGCAGTCGATTCTGAACCACACCACCGGCACTCGCACCGCGACCCCAGCCACGCTGACCATCAGCGGCACGACCAGCACCCAAGGCGCTACCACCGTGTCCATCGCGGGCGTTC